TCTTCTTCTGTTAATGCTAAACCTACAATGAATAGAAATCCAAATTCAGAAACTTTAATAGATAAGAATGCAGAACAATCTGCATTTAGTAAAATAAAATTTGAAGATGAGAAACAACTTATAGCAGGTCCTCTTATGATACCTCGTAAGTTGATATATCGTTTTGATGAGAATAATGGTGAGTATTGGGTATATTTTACCGAAGAAACCATTGAAAAAATTGCTTACAAATACTTGATGAATAAAAATCAAGACCAAACTAATTTAGAACATAGTGAAGATATAAAGTTGGAAGATGTTGTATTGGTTGAATCTTGGTTGGTTCAAGACCCTGAGAAAGATAAATCATATGCCTTAACCGGTGAAAAGTATGAAAAAGGTACATGGTTTGGAATTATGAAGGTGAAAAATTCAAGTGTATGGGAGGAATGGGTAAAGACTGGTAGAGTAAAAGGATTTAGTGTTGAAGGCTTTTTTGCTGATAAGATGATAAATGCTTCTAAACATCAGTTTTATTACCGAACTACTAAAGGTGGAACAGAGATAGTAATTGACCACGAAACCTTAGTAGTATTTATTCTAAAAGATGGTGAGCGTACAGCTATACTGCCAGATGGAACTTATGAACTTACTAATGGAACAACATTAAGAGTTATAGATTCTAAAGCGGTAGAGGGTTCGTTCTAAATCAATTAATGTTAAAACCAAAATAGGAGTTTATTATGAACAACGAAGAACTAAGAAATTTAGTGAAAAAACATTTCAATTTAGTTGAGCCAGCAGTTGAAGAAACTGTGGAGGAAACAAAAGAAGAAATGTCTGAAGTTGCAAACGAACAAACCTTTGGTGAAATTTTAACTGCTGATGGAGAACTTACTCTTACTTATGAAGGAGAAGAACTCTCTGTTGGATTACCAATATTTGTTAAAACAGATGATGGTAATGTACCAGCACCAGATGGAGAACATGCTTTGGAAGGAGGTGTGTTTATTAAAACAGAAGGTGGTTCAATAGTTGAAATTTCAGAAGGTGAAATTGAAGCGGCTGAAGAAGAAGTAGTAGCTACAGAAGAGGAAAAAGATTTCTCTGAAGAAGAAACTACTGAAACTGAAACAAATGAGTCTGAAGAAAACTTTGACGAACATGAGGAAGAAGTATTAGAAGAAAAAGAAGAAATCATTAAAGCAATTGCTGATGTTGTTTTATCTGAAATAGATAAGATGAAAGAAGAAATTGAAGAGATGAAGAAAAACTTTTCTAAAACTGAAACCAAAGTTAAAGAGTTTGCTTTAGCACCTGCAGCGGAAAGAACCAAAGCAGAAATTAACAACAGAAATCATAGTAAAGTTGATACTTCTTATAATCCAATTAATGATGATAAGAAGAAACAATTTGAAAGATTATTAAAAATTAGAAACAAAAAATAAGGAGAAAAATCATGGCAGGATTTAATGTATCTGCATTAGCAGATTTTAACAATGAATTGGCTGGAGAGTTCCTAGTAAAATCAGTAATCGCTGGTTCTACTGCGGAATATGTAACAGTCAAAGAGGGGATTAAATATAAAGAACCCCTAAATCTACAAGAAGTAGATTTACAAATACAAGACGGATTTGGATGTGTAACTACACCTTCAGGTTCAGTAACATATACTCAAAGAGATTTGGAAGTATGTCAAAGAAGTTCATATGATGGACTATGTTTAAGAGATTTAGATAAGAAATATATTGGTCTATTAGGACCTGCAGGTTCTTATCCTGAAACTTATGCATTCGCAGAAGAATATGCATCTCAATTAGTTGCTAACTTCCAAAAGAAAAACGATGAGTTTATTTGGACGGCTACAACTGGTGGTGGTGACTGTGTTAATGGTCTTAATACACTATTAGCTTCAGGTTCATCTGATGCAGTATTCGTATCTCAATCAGCTCCAACATCTGATAACATTTTAGACCAGATTGATGAGCAGTTAGAGAACTTATCAGTAGATGTACAAGATAGAGATGACTTAACAGTATTTATGTCAATCGCTAACTTTAGAAAATACATCGTAGGATTAAGAAAAGCAAACAACTATTTCTATGACCCTAACACGGTAGAGAATAGAGGTTCATTACTTTCAGCAATGCACCCATTTGCTAACTTAAGAGTTGTTGGTACAGTAGGATTAGCAGGTTCTAACAGAATCGTAACTGGTCCAGCTAGACACATCGTAATTGGTACTGATTTAGTATCTGATTTGGATAACTTCAGTTTGTGGTATGATATTAACGATGACCAATTGAAACATAGAATCGTAACTAAATTAGGTGTTCAAGTTGCTTTCCCAGAATTTTGGGTAACCAACAACCTATAATCATAACTTAAAGGAGGATAAATTATGGCATGTGATATTACAAGTGGATTTGCTCTAGGATGTAGAGACAATACCGGCGGAATTAAAGCAATATACATCCTCTCTGGCTCAGTTTCAACTATTACAGATACTTCTAACGAAATATCTGATATTAATGGAACAGGAGTATTTTATCAGTTTGATTTACAAAGGGGGACATCTGATTTCACAGAAACAATCAACGGTTCAACTGAAAACCAAACAGTCTTTTATGAGGCTACGATAAATGCCGCGTTCGCGAAATTACAAACCGATACTAGAAACCAAGTAAAAATACTTGCTCAGAATCCAGATTTAAAAATCGTTGTTGAAACAAACAATGATTCTGCATCTGAGAAGTTTATTTATGTAGGTAGAAGAAACGGTGCTGTATTAAACGCAGGACAAGGTCAGTCAGGAACTGCTTTAGGTGATGCTAACCAGTATCTTTTAACTTTTACTGCACAAGAACCACAACCAGCAGATTTTATCTCTGGTTCAAACTTGGCGGGAGCGTTAACAGGAATAACTGTTTCACAATAAGAGTGATTGAAGATAAAGTGGGAGATTTATTTCTCCCACTATTATCTTTTTTATATAATATAATAGAGTAGAATATGCAAACAGTAAAAGAAAACCAAGTAAATGAATTAGTATGGCCATATGAGGTTGTTGCATGGGTAAATCCACCAACAGGTTCAAAGTCAAACTATATTCTTGCATATGAAACTTTAGCAAATGATAGTGGTTCTTCGGAAGTAAGTTCATTTGCAACAGCAAGTTTAGAACTAAATAACAATAGATGGAGAAGAACTCCAATCACACTTGTTACAGGTTCAACTACAAATCTTGGTGAAATGTATGTTAAATCAGGAACAACATACGAAATAAGTTTTAGATATGGTATTAGACCTTTCTATATTTGGAAGGAAGCAACACCATTATGGACAGATACTGAAGGAACTTGGAGTAATCCTTTTTTACCAACATCAAACAACTCAGTTATAATGGGTAAAGATAGAATGTTTGTATCAGGTTCAGTTTCTCCAGAAGAAAAACTTTACATAACATCTAACGATGATGCTAAATTTACAATATATCAAGGATAGTAATGAAAGAATTAAAGAAACATAAATTAACTATTATACCAAAGTATGGAGATTATTATTATCCTACATCAAAGGTATTTGAGGATGATAAAGGAGATGTTGTATATTATGGGGAAGGAAATGAGTTTCCACAATATATAATTGAGCTTTATAATAAATCTTCAATAAATGGTACTGCAATATCAGCAAAACGAGATGGTATTGTTGGACAAGGATTGATTGCAGAAGATGAATCAATCTTANAACATGCAAACAAAGAAGGTGAAAGTTGGAATGATATATTCAANAAAGTTGCTTTAGATAAAGCAATGTTTGGTGGATTTGCATTAGAAATTATATGGTCTAACGATAGAACAAAAATTGCAGAAGTATATCATGTAGATTTCTCTTACATCAGAGCACATAAGATGAATCACAGAGGAATTGTACCAGGATATTATATTTCATCTGCATTTGAAAATAAAGGGAGATTAAGAATACCAAAAGAAGATTTAACTTATATACCTAGATTCAATAAGTTAGATAGAACATCTCCATCACAAATGATATATGCTGGAAATTACAAACCAGGTATGAGGTATTATCCTCTACCAGATTATCATTCAGGTCTAAATATTATAGCACTTGATGCAGAAATAGATAATTTCCACAAAAACAATATTAAAAATGGATTAGCTCCTTCGTTATCAATTACAACATTTACAAATGCAGATAATGAAGAAAGAGGAATCATAGAACAACAATTAAGAGATGCTTATGCAGGAAGTGATAATGCTGGTTCTCTTATTTATATGGATGTTGCTAACAAAGAAGAAGCACCTGTCATCACACCAATACCACAAAATGGTGCTGATGGGTACTACACTACTGTTAATGATATGGTCACTCAAAAGATACTTACATCTCATAGGATTACATCTCCTATGATTTTAGGTATTAAAACAGAAGGACAATTAGGAGGAAGAACAGAAATGTTAGAAGCTTATGCTCACTTCCAAAAAACAGTAATTGAACCAATGCAATCAGATATCTTAACTGTATTTGAAGATATATTTAAGGTAAATGGAATAGATGTAACACTTGGTGTAGAAACTACAAGAATATTTGAAGATGGTGATGAAACAGAAGTAGTAACATCAGTAGATGCAGAAGCAGGTGAAGATACTGGTTTAGAAGATGGTATAGAAGAAAACATCGTAAACATTCAAGAAGAACCTAAAAACGAGGAGATAATATAATGCAAAATACATTACTAATATCAGAAGCTAAAGTAAAAGCATTTACAGATATAAACAATAACTTAGACCCTGCTCTTATTAAATCAACAATAAGAGAAGCACAGATAATTCATATCACTCGTTTGTTAGGAACAAAATTATATGATAAAGTAATTGATGATGTAAATAGTGGAACTTTAGATGGAAATTACAAAACTCTTGTAGATAATTATGTACAAGATAGTTTATTATACTGGTCTTATTATGAATCATTAGAATCAATATACCTAAGACCTAGAAACAATGGATTACTACAACCACAAGGAGGAGAGAACTCACTTTCTGTGGATATGTTAGTATATGATAAGAAAAGACAATCAGTAAAAAACAAAGCTGAATACTTTTCTGAAAGATTGGTAGATTACTTGTGTTTCAACAATGATTTATTTCCAGAGTATGGAACTGAAACAAATGATGATATATATCCAGATGCATCAGTACAATTTAAATCTCCAATCGTATTTAGAAAAACAATTAGAGATAACATAGAACAAATGGGAATAAAAGTAGTGAATTCACGATACAAATATTTACCACAATAAGAGGATAGAATAACATGGCAAATTATAACTTAACAAATCAACCAATATCAGCATCATTCCAACAACTGCTACAAAAGAATGATAATGATTTTTTAGTAGATGGAACTGGTTCTTTAATAGAAAATATAAAAGTAACAGGTTCAGTATCAGCTTCCACATTTTATGGTGATGGTAGTAATCTTACTGGTATAAGTGGTAGTGGAACTGCAGATACTGGTTCATTACTAACAACAGCATCAGTATCAGATGCAACTATTACATTTACAAAAGGAGATGCATCACAATTTAGTATTGAAGTAAATAATGTATCAGCATCTATACAAGCAGAAGATTTAGTAATTACTGTAAAGAATGCATCAGGTGTAACATTACCTGCAGGAACAGCAGTAAAGGCAACAGGCGTTCAAGGAGAAAACATTACGATAGTATCTGCATCAGCAGATAATCCTTCGTTAATGCCAGCAATTGGTGTATTAAATGAACAACTTACAAATAACTCAACTGGTGAATGTTACATTGCTGGTAGATTAGAAAATATAGATACAAGTAATTTAGTTGCAGGAGCTGCAGTATATGTTGATATCAATGGTGGATTAACTGCAACAAAACCAAGTGGTTCAAGTTTAATACAAAACATTGGTATAGCTGCAAAGATAAATGCAACAGAAGGAGAATTAGTAATACAAGGTAGTGGTAGAAGTAATGATTTACCAAATATCACAGAAGGATACTTGTGGGTAGGAGATGGAGATGGAGTACCTGAAGCAATATCAACTGGTTCATTTGTTAAACAATCACAGACAGGTTCATTCGTTACTTTAACAACAAATCAAGAAATTACAGGTAGAAAAACTTTCAGAAATAATCCTATTAAGATGTTTGCTACCAATGCAATTCAATTTGGTGGATTTGATACTACTACAATTAATTCAACAGGTGGTAGAAACCTTTCTATAAAGGCACTTGATGCAGATGGTGGTAATAATATAAAACTTCAAACAAAAACAGATAAGGCTAATGATAATATTGATATTGAAACATATAACTTTGATGTTGATGCAAATAATATAAAATTAAGTGGTTCGGTAGGTATTAGAGATTCAGTAGATATACAAGGTAATGTAACTTCATCAATTTCAAAACAAAATATAATAGTAAATCCAAAAACAATAACAGATGATGTAATTATTGGAGAAAATAGTAATGCTTTAGTAGTTGGTGATGTAACTTTTGCAGGTACTGTAACTATTGGAAGTGGTAGTGAATTATCTGTATTTGATGAACCACAATTAGGTACTTTACTTGAAACAGCTTCTATTAGTGGACAAACACTTACATTTACTAAACAAGATACATCAACATTTGATATACAAATACCAGCACAATCATTTGATACTGGTTCATTTGCAACAACTGGTTCAAATACATTTAATGCAAATCAAATTGTATCTGGTTCACTCACAGCTACAAACGGAGTAGAAATCGGTCAAATATCTCAATATCCTGGCGGAACTACTCAGTTAGGTGTTTATGGTAGTATTGTTCTTCGTTCTGGTTCAGGAATTATTACTGATGGAGCGTTCGGAACTGCAGTACCATTTGATTCAAATGTTGCATTCTTTAATGGTATTGATTTGCAAGGAACAGATATAACACAAACACAAGCAATTAACTTGAATGCACAAGACCCATTACCAGGAGCTCCAGGAAGTGGTGATGGAAAGTTAGCGGCAAGTGGTTCTGCTGGAGCTGTGAATTTGTATTGGCATAACGGTACATCATGGGCAAAAATAAATTAATATAAAAAAAAAACAATATTTAAATAAAAAGGAAAAACAATTATGAGTAGATTATATGTAGATAGAATTAGTCCTTATCAATCAGCATCTGTAACAGTTGATGGATTGGATACTTCTACCTTAACAACAAAAACAACATTTAACTCGTACACTGCATCTAACGATTCAAAGGTAACGAGTTTAATTAACGCAACTTCATCTTATGCATCTACAACTACTAATACTTTTAATGGTAATCAAACAATTACTGGTTCGGTATTCCAAAGTGGTTCAGATGTACAATTTACAGTTGGTGCAGCACAAAATGATTTTTTAATCAATAACAGTACTTCTAAATTTTATACATTTGGTGATACTTGGGGTAATCTAAAAGGAGATAACTCACAAGGTATGATTATGTCAAATCAATATGGATTTAATGTATTTAATTCAGCATATACAAAAGATTTTGGATTTGCCCTTGATGTTAACACAGCAGTTGGAACAGGTGATTCACAAATCGGTTTCTATGGAGCTGGTGGAGGTGGTTACAACACATTCATCACATTCCAAGATGGTACGAATTGGACTGATGGTAGAGTAGAATTCCATACACCAATTTCAGCATCAGCTGGAGTTACTGGTAGTTTTGCTGTAAATGGTGGAGAAACTACCTTAAGTGGTAACACAACTGTAAACGCTGAAAAATTAATTATCGATAATCCAAATGCTAATCATTTATTAGAAGTAAATGCTAATGCAGTTGCACAATTTAAAGGTAATACTAACCAATATAATGAATCAACTTCATATTCGGTAACAAGACAACAAGGTAAAACAACTGAATTATACTTAAACGCTTATTCATCATCTTATGATAATGGATTTAGAGTAATTGGTGATGATTCATTCAATGGATTTAAACTACAAGATTGGAATGGTTCTTATACTTGGAACTCTTGGATGGAAGTTGCAAAAGATGATAAAGTAAGTATTAAGAGAGTATTAAACTTAGCAGCACAAGACCCATTACCAGCAGGAGCATTGGGTGATTTATCTGTATCAGGTTCATCATTATATTTCCACAATGGAACATCTTGGGGAGTAATAAGTTAATAATTTAAACGGAGAAAAAACTATGGCAAAAGTAACAGTAATTATAAACGGAAAAGAACACGAAATTGATTCAGCACATTTAGAAAAAGCGAAAAACGCTATGGGTGCAGTTGAAAAAGAATAAATTTATAAATTTTATTTTTTTATTATATTTATTCATATATTCCTCAAATTTAATAATTTGAGCAATTTTTTATTTTTTACTTGTTAAATAGAAAACCAGTTATGAAAATAGCTGGTTTTTTTTATGAAAACTTTTTTTTCTTATATTTATATTTACAAAGGAGTATAAATGAATATAAACAATTACATACAAATCCATTTCGGTGAGATTAAAAGAAAGATAAAGGCAGTAACAAGAAACCATCCAAATACAGATGATTTAATATCAGATTGTGTTTTATCTTTATTAGAAAAAGGACCTGATTACACACATCAACTATTACTTGATGATAAAGTACAACACTACCTGGTTAAGATGGCTTACATACAATATAACTCATCTACATCACCTTTTCACTTAAAGTATAGAAAATCTAACCAATTACAACCATTGGAAGATAGACATCAACATATAAAAGTAGAAACCGAACCTAAAGTAGATGTAGATGCATTTGCAAAAGATGTGAAGATATACATAGGTAAATTACCTTTTTATCAGAAAGAATTAGCAACTCAACATTTTATAAATGGTACATCTCAAAGAAAGATGAGTAAAAAATATAATATCAATAGAGTGCATATATCTAAAGATATAAAATTAATTAAGAAAAATATGCAATTAACATTTAACAAAAACAAATACAAAAATGATGAATAATATAGAATTAATATTAGCAGTAATAGGTTCCTTTACAATAGGATATATTACATTTAAAGGTATAAAGTGGCTATGGGTAAAAAGAACCGTTATATCACTTAAAAATCCTCTTAAACAATACATAAGGAAACAAGTAGTAGAATATCTAAACGAACTGAAAGATGAATAGTTTAGGATTAAAAATAAAAGGTTTCGAAGATTATGTGGTTACATCCGATGGTGATGTATATTCTTATAAAAGATTAAAACCTAGAAAACTTAAACCACAAAAGGCATCACAAAGTAAAAAGAAATATCTTCAAGTAAGATTGTTTAGTAAAGATACAAGAAGAGGAAAAACTTTACCAAGTGGTATAACTAAACAAATGGGTAAGTTGCATTATATACATAGATTAGTGTATGAACACTTTATTGGTGAAATACCAAAAGGTAAAGAGATAGACCACAAAGATAGTGATACTCATAACAACAATGTTAATAACTTACAAGTTATAACAAGAAGAGAAAATCTTATGAAGTATGCTAAAAAATTAAGTAAAGAAAATGGTAGAAGATATTTAAGAAATTATAGAGATGAGGTAATTGAAGATTTTAAGAACTTAAAAGCTTTTGCAAAAGTAGCAAAGAAATGGAATTGCAGTGAACAGCATGTAAGAAGAATAATAAAAAATGTATATTATATGAAAAACAAAGAAGTAGTATTTGATGAATCTATAAATGATAAATGGATGAATACAGATTTA